GGCCGCCAAACTAAATACAAAACAGGCCAAGATTGCTTATTTAAAGCAGAATGACAGCGCGCCGTTAAGAGATATTATCAGAATTAACTTTGATGATGATGTCGTATCACTATTGCCGAAAGGCGCACCACCTTATAAGAAAGACGATATGCCTGATGGTCATAACTATTCTACGTTATACCATAAATATAGACAGTTTAAATATTTCTTTAAGGGTCCAAAAACAAATATGAGCCAAGTCAAAAGAGAATCAATCTTTATTGGTTTATTAGAGACTATTCATCCAAATGATGCAGAATTATTCATTGATGCAAAAGATAAAAATTTAAAGTATAAGGGAATCACTAAAAAATTAGTAATGGATGCATTCCCTAACTTAATTCGTAAATAATACATAAGACAACACGGAGGATCGCCTATAGACCAACCTTTATAATGATAGAAATCAATTAACCAACATGGAGAAACATTATGCATGTACAAATTGAGCGCCTAAAGAAAGATCAAAAAGAGGCAATATACTATCAGAAGAAACTGAAACGCAAAGGGAAAGATGTTCTGGCATATAAAATGCAGAAAAAAATCGAATACCTGAATAAATATATCGAAGATATGGCGACAGTTCAAGGAGGTTAACAGGGTTACGGCCCTGGTCTACAGGGCCAAATACCTATGACAGATAAAAAATTTACAAAAGAAGAAATAGAAAACTCTAAAAGAATTTATAAATCCGCCACGCCCAAATATACCCTAGATTGGTATGTTAAATGGATTGCATCAGTATTCGTTTTGTGCGCAATGTCATTACGAGGTATTGATGGGTTACAGATGTGGGACTTAGGGTTCTCTATCATTGGTATCACACTTTGGTTGTGGGTATCAATAATGTGGAAAGATCGAGCATTAATTGTTCTAAATGCAGCAGGATTACTACTACTATTAAGAAATATATTTACTACATTAAATGGTTGACAAATTAAACTAACTGTGTTATAATATACATTATGAATATTTTTATACTACACGAAGACCCCATCAAAGCGGCACAAGACCAGTGTGATAAGCACGTGGTTAAAATGATTGTCGAATCTGCACAAATGTTATCTACTGTTCATAGAATGTTGGACGGAACACTCGAAACACGACCATCTAAATCCGGCAAGAGAATGGTAAAGTACTGGAAACTAGATGAAGCTCGTAAAGAAGATTTATATTACAAGGCTGTGCATATGTATCATCCATGTACAGTTTGGACTGCAGAATCATCATCCAATTACAGATGGCATTATGAACATTTTGTTGCTCTCTGTAGAGAATATACATATAGGTATGGGAAAATACATTCAACTGAAACTAAGTTAGGTTTGGAGTTGGGTCTATTACCTAAAAATATACCTATGGCAGATTATACACCATTTAAACTTGCCATGGGCTCAAACCCAGAATGTATGTTTAAGGATCCAGTAAAGTCCTATCGTGCATTCTATCAGACAAAACAGAAAAGGTTTAAAATGGAATGGACAAAAAGACAAGTGCCAGGGTGGTTTAATTATGCCACTGTATGATTTTAAAAATATAAAGACTGGAGAAGTAGAAACCAAAATGATGACTATTTCTGCCATGGAAGAATACGTCAAAGATCCTAATATAGTACAAGTATTATCGGCTCCTACATTAGTGAGTGGCATTGGTGGTACACTCTCTAGGGCCGGAGACGGATGGAAAGAAGTGCAAGATAAAATTAAATCGGGACTACCCCCGCGAATAAGGGATAATATTAAAACAAAATGAGCCAAAAACCTTCTAAATTAAGAACAGAACATCTTATTACTTTAGAACCGCTTACTGAAGCACAAGAAAATGTATTCACATCTTGGAAAGATGGATTCAATTTAGTGCTATCTGGATCTGCAGGAACAGGTAAAACTTTTATTTCAACTTATCTATCATTATTGGATATTTTAAATAAAGAGAAACAACAGAATAAATTGGTAATAGTGAGATCGGCAGTACCAACCCGAGATATGGGATTTCTACCAGGCACACTGGAAGAAAAAGAAGATGCCTATAAAACTCCATACTATGCAATATTAACTGATCTCTTTGAAGATAAAGATGCGTGGAAAAAGATTGAAGTTGCCAAACAGATAGAATTTTTAACAACTTCTTTTATAAGAGGCATTACACTTAGCGATTGTATTGTTCTGATTGATGAATCACAGAATCTTACATATCACGAACTCTGTTCGGTAATTACTCGACTTGGAAATAATACAAGAATTATCCTATGTGGAGATTATTACCAATCAGATTTTACGAAACAGTCTGATCAAATAGGTTTAAAAAAGTTTACAAAAATTTTGGAAAACATGAAACATTTTGACCACATAGAATTTAAATGGAAAGACATTGTCAGATCGGGTCTTGTAAGGGACTTCATAATGACAAAGGAAATGATAGAAAATGATGACTTTAAATAAAGGTAACTTTACACATGAAAAGATTAATTTGGGATATGACGATTTATCTGCCAAGACTGGTGCCGGTGGTAGAACATATACTGCTCCTGATGGTACTAAGTACCCTTCTATTACTACAGTATTATCCATTCTAAGCCGAGAGGCTATACAAGAGTGGAGGGCAAGAGTTGGCGAAGAAGAAGCAAATAAAATATCCAGAGTAGCTTCATCACGTGGTACCGCAGTACATGATATGTTAGAAAAGTATGTGGATAATGACCCCAATTTTTCCGAAGGTGTAATGCCACATATTTTACAATCGTTCTATGATGTAAAAGAACAACTGGATACAAGATTAAGTAAAGTTTATGCACAAGAGGCTCCATTATACTCTGAACACTTAGGTTTGGCAGGTAGAGTGGATTGTGTTGGTGTATGGGATGGTAAAGACTCTATTATTGATTATAAAACATCTCGTAAACTAAAAAAGAAGGAATGGGTAAAAGGTTACTTCATGCAATGTTGCGCATATGCAATTATGTGGGAAGAAAGAACTGGTATACCTATTACACAATTGGTGGTATTAATTGCTGTTGATAACGAAGAACCACAGGTCTTTATAGAACATAGAGACAATTGGGTAAAACCACTATTCGATGTCATAGAACAGTATAATGCTGAAAAGAAACGTGAATATATTTTTGGAAAATAGGAGATAATATGTTAACAGTTGGTGATAAATTCCCTGCGTGTAAGTTGCAGGGTGTCGATGAAAATAACGAATTCGTCGAAGTGAATATTGAGAATGGATATACGCCTCACAAACACGAATGGAGTGTGGTTTATTTCTATCCAAAAGATTTTACCTTTATCTGTCCCACAGAAATTGCTGGAATGGATATGTTGGTAGAAGAAGCGAATGTTGTCGGTATCAGTGGTGATAACGAATTCTGCAAACTTGCATGGAAACAAGAGAATAAATTAATCGGTAGTATTAAACATACTCTTGCAGCAGATTGTGGACTTGGTCTATCACATAAGCTTGGTATTGTAAACGAAGACGAAGGTGTTTGTTACAGGGCAACATTTATTTATGATAAAAACATGGTAATTCAACACGTATCGGTCAATGCACTAGATACTGGTAGGAATGCCCATGAAGTATTAAGAACTTTACAAGCACTCAAGGCCGGTGGTCTTACTGGGTGTGAGTGGAATCCAGGAGAGGAGTTTGTAGCATGAAAGATGCAATGATTAACGCGCTAAGATGTCACTATAATGGTGAAATTGGTAAACATAAGATGAATGTCGAAGCATTCTTAAATAACCCAGTGGGTGTAGGAGAACACATTGATATTATGGAAACTATCTCTGGCGAAATCGGTAAGATTGCCGAATATGAAGATAAATTGTCTACACTAGAGAGACATTTTGGTTTAGAAAAAGGCATTAAAATTTAAAAAAAGTGTTGACAAGGTGGCCTAGCCATAGTATAATATACTCATTAACAGGGTAACTTTTAGTGAGAATACTAGGTTCGGGCCACCATATGAACGGTTATAAACTACCCGGTAATCATCGCCCTAGTATTCTCTCTAAAATTTATTTAAAAAAGTGTTGACAAAGAACAATAAGTGTGTTATAATATACACATATGATAAGGAGAAATATGAAAGATAATGTAATTTTAATTGACTGTGATGGAGTATTATGCGATTGGGAATACGCATTTACTCAGTTTATGCATCATAAAGGATTCCCAACAGTTGAACCAAGCGCATATAATGTTGGTACAAGGTTTAATTTCACCAGAGAACAAGGTCATAACTTCGTTAGAGAATTTAATGATTCAGCGGCCATAGGTTTTCTACCCCCTTTAAGAGACGCAGTTTACTACGTCAAAAGACTAAATATGTTACATGGATATAAATTCCATTGTATCACATCATTGAGTACCAATAGGTATGCTCAGAAACTAAGAATCCAAAATTTAGAACTGTTATTCGGTAAAGAATTGTGGGAAGACTTTACTTTCCTACCATGCGGAGCGGATAAAGACGAAGAACTTGCTAAGTTTAAAGATACTGGATGTTTCTGGATCGAAGATAAACCAGAAAATGCACAAGTCGGTATGGATATGGGCCTCGAATCTATCTTAGTCGCTCATACACATAATACTGATGAGGTAAACATACCAAGATATTGGAAGTGGAAGCATATTTATAAGCACATCATCGGAGAAGTGTAATGAAACCTTGGGAAATTATTGAACTGTTAAGATCCGATAACGGTAAGTTATTTAAACAAGCTACTATATCAGATAATATAGATAACGAAGAGTTTGTAGAAGGTCTTAAATATGCTTTAACTCCCTTAATTACATACGGTGTACAATCAGTACCAAATGCAGAATTACTTGGAGAACCAGGGCCTGGATTAGACTGGTCAGAATTTAAAGTTTTACTTGATAAATTAATTGCAAGAGAACTTACTGGTCATGCAGCAAGAGACGCTATTGTTGATTCTATGGTACTATCTACTGTTGACCAATGGAATAATTGGTATAGACCTATCTTATTAAAAGATTTAAAAGCAGGTTTTTCTGAAAGAACGGTTAATAAAGTCCAGAAAGGAACAATACCCGTATTTGGTTGTATGTTGGCG